AGATTTGAATTCGACTGCTTCAGCTAGAGAGGAAAACTTATCCTTTTGAACTTCTGCAAGTCCTCTGGATAATTCATTCAAGATCTCATTCTTACGATAATTCCCTACCTGTTCATGCAGCCCAACGTTCTTTTCAACTTGTTCGTTGAGACGGGTCTCCATTTCATCTAGTTTCTCGCTCATATCAGCGACTGCATCAAGCTTCTCATCTGGAAGATTGATGTTGCTTTCAATGAACAATTTCTTTAATCCACCCATGAATGCTTCTGTGACTTCTGAGCGTAGTCCCTTGTCAATTGCAAGTTCGTTTTCAGACATCCACTCTTCACAAGCATATGAGAGGAAATTCTCTATACGACCAGCGAACTCTTCTTTGATCTTTTCAAGTTCTTCACCGATCCTGCTCTCTGCAGTTTCCTTAAGTCCAGCAACTTGCTCTTGAACTTTGGCATGTACAGCCGCTTCAAATACAGTTGTTGCTTTCTTTTGGAATTCTTCGTCAAGATCGGCACCTGCAAGAATTGCACTGATGTCTTCTTTGACTTCTGTTTCGGAGATTGTCTCTCCTTCTTTTTCTACATCATCAAAGATCTTAGCAGAAAGTCCACCTGGAAGACTAGGTGAAGCACCACTTGGCTTTGTTTGAATTGTAGAATCCTTTGTTGCTCCTACTGGAGCTGCTGCCTTGGCACCGACGTTATCTGGTCCTTCTGGCTTCTCTTTAGTTGACCCACCTACCTCTACGGCACTGTTTTTTAGGTCAGACTTCTGTTGAGGTACTGCGCCTTTCTTGATGGCTGCATCGCCAACTGCGGCATCTTCCTCGATTTTTTCTTCAGGAGCTGCATTTTCTGCAATCACCTTTTGAAATTTTTCATCAATAGTAGACATTTAAGTAACTCCTTACTGGATAATTAGACTGCTTTAATTACTAAGATTATTTATAATTCAGAAACTTCTGAGTAAAGACTCGAATGCGCGGATCTTTCTCTCAGCGAGTTCAGCATATGAGGGGGCATTGTCAAGTGCTTCCTTGACTGCCTCGATTTGTGCTTCTTTGATTTTGCCATCAATGAGTGTCCATTCTTTTCCTTCGTAGATACCTTCAACGAAAGCATCAGGTGCGGAGGGATCTGCCACTATATCAGCAGCAGTAGATAGGATAAAGTCATCAGCGACAACAGATGTAGCACCCTCTTTTTTAAGAGAGCCTAGACCTCTAGAAGAAACACCGAGCTGCACCCCTTCCTCAAGTAAGTTCTTAGCGATCCTACCCATAGGGGTTTCTAGAAGTTTTGCCTTACCTACAAAGTTTTTACCTTCGGGGGTAAGTGCAACGATTTTATGTGAAACACGATCCAAGTTTATAGTTGGACCTTCTGGATGACCAAGTTCTCCGAGTGCTCTTCCGCGTTGGATGAACTCCTCATTGTACTTGTTAACTTCACGAGCCATAGTATCGTACTTGTACATACGACCATTGCGGTTAGTGATTTCTGTCTGAAGAAATACGCCCTTAATGTAAGTGTCTTTTTTGCCGTCCTTTTCCTCGACGAGCATTTCAACTGGCTCTATTTGTTCAGTTATCAGTTTCATCATCGGTTTCCTGTGCTTCGTTTTCATCTGGATTGCGGTTAATCACTTCCGCTGTTTCATCTGGTGAAGCCTCACCTTCTGGAGGTAATCCAGTTGGTTTGCCATCATCAGGAACATGTGGAAACATGCGATTAGCAACATCCATTTTGCTTACGTCCACGGCAGCAGCCGCTTTCACTTGCAACATGTCTTTGAGTTTTCCCAGAGCATCTGCCTGATCATTATCCCAAAGTAAATCAACGATTTCTCGTTCTTGTGTAGCCATAATGTAACGTTGTCTGTAATTTATTTATTACCGTTAGCCTTTTGAGGCGCGGGTTTTAGTGCTTGCTTGGTCTGAGCCTTCTTCAACTCTACGTCTTGTTCCGCGTTAGCTTGGTCAGTTTCCATGCTCTGAACATCCATTGCAAGTAGATCTGATGGTGCCAAAGCTAGTCCATTCTTAATGTCATCAGCCATCTCAACATCTATTTCTTCTATCTCACTTTCTGTCTGTCCAAGGATCTTAGTACGTATATATTCCGTAGAGAAATACTTACCTACAAATGGATCCATCTGTGAAATGACATTCAATTTCTCAGTCATCATCTCAAGGTTCTTAAGTTCCGTGAAATGATTATCATAGAGATAATCGTATTGAATGTGCTCCTTCATGTCATCCCAATCTTCAGGAGTAGTAACACCCTTCAATATCAATTGAGTTTTTAATACATCTTGGAATAGATCACTGAACTTCTTGCGGAGTTTACCCACAAACTTAGTGAACTTTAATTCATCTCTAGTGATCTCAGAAGACCTTCCAAGGTTAAATCCAGACCCTGCATCCAATCTACCTGCAGGAACATTTAACGATTTGTAAAGTTTTGTTTGGAAATATTGCACGTCTGTAAGCTCTCCAAGGTTCTGACCCCCTGGAAGTGTGGTAATTTCCGTTCCTCTACCACCTTCACGGCGAGGTAACCAGAAATCTTCCATCATAGACATGTATTTTCTGTCGTCTCTTATCTCTCCAGTGGCAGCATCGTATACTAATTTGTTACGATACCTTCCCATAACTTCACGAAGATACTGTTCCGCTTTAACTTTCGGAAGATTACCTACGTCAATATAGAAGATCCTGCGTTCTGGTGCGCGAGATATACGATAGATGACCAACGAATCTTCAATCATTCTAAGTTGATTGAGTACTTTGATACCTTTGTGCAAATAAGAAAGCACGATATTTCTATTGGTATCCATGATACCAGAAGTTATATAAGCAATCGCATCTTTCGCAATCTTAATTCCGCTATTAGCAGATGTATTATTCAGACCTTTAGGATTGTATATAAAGTATTCTTCTGACTTACCAAAGTCATACTTCATAAATTGATCTGCTGTCTTTGGTTTATTGATCTGCCTTACTTTCTTAATCTTATGTGGATCAACATATCTAACTTCCTTAATTCCTTCTGTAGGTCTATCAAGGTCAATTACTTTATGATAATATAAACGCCCATCGATATACCATCTACGGAATATCTCATGGGCTTTGCTATCAAATCCAAATAAGTTTTTAATATATTCAAACTCATCACGTATCATAGTCTTAACTGCGTCACTAACCTCAAGCATGTCAAGGTTAATTTGTACAGGACTATCATTCAAGTCTGCAACTATTGCTTCATGGATAATATCTTCGATGGCTGAATCCACTTCTGGATGCATCGCCATCTCTCGATACTTCTTAACCATATCAAATTCGGTCTTGAAGTTACCGTCTAGGTCAAGGTATTGACCATAGTAACCTCCTGCAATATAACTGGTTGCGCCGTCCTCGCTTGAAGGTTGGATAGGAGAGGGAGCTCTCTCCTTGTCCTGCTTCTTCTTAAACGAGAAACCGAATAACTCTGCCATAATATTTGTGGTTCCTTACCTACTATTTAGTTAGCCACCAGCAGAGGTACTTACCAAGTTATTACCAATTTCTTTGGTAACATGGTATTGATAAGCAAACTCAACATCAAACTCTTCGTAAGAATCATTGTTGTCATAAGCAAGTGATACTTGAGAAACACTTACTGGGAATGCAGCAATCAATTCATATCTACGAATAACTTGTAAGTTGGACTTGTCACCCTTAAACTTATCTAGTTGGTCAATAGTAATATTAGTGAATATATCTGCAACATTAGATTCTGCAGTGTTAGCATCCACTCCATTGGTTACCTCGATCCACTTTTCATATGCAGAACGTAACTCAAATGCATCATCCTGATAGAATGTTGCTGTCCAAGTTTCATAAGTTCTATCTCCAGGAACTTTAATTACACGTCCACGGAAAGGCAATTCAACTGTACCTACATTAGTTGCTGGCAATGCAGCAGACTTACACATGTAAGTAACAGCATCTTCCGTCTCACTTATTTCTGGAGGTGCAACATTAGGAATGTTCCAAGGATGTGTTACTGAGAAGAGGTTAGGTCTTACACCACCTCTTATTGCTTTTTGGAACGTAAGAATTCCAAGTGCTTTGGCTGATGATTGTGCCATTGTTAGAGTGCTCCTTTAATTATCTGCGGGGAATAACTTCCTCAAACGATACGCCTGTGCGTGTCGCTACGAAAGTAAGTGTGATAAAGTTAATCGAGCGTGCTGGCTTGATGTAGAAATCAGCCTTAAACTCGTTAGCGTCAATGACGGCTCCAGTGTTATTGGACTCATCACAAACTACCAAGAAGTCAGTAATACCTCTTTCGGCTTGAATGCCTCTAAGATATGGTTCGACAACATTCTTGAAGTTGTTACGAGTGAACTCGTCATTAAGTTCAAAAAGAACCCCCTTCGCAGCATTGCCAATTGTCTTTTCTATCACGTTGAATAGACGACGGACATTGATACGATCAAATGCAGATGGTGAAGCGAGAGCAGTTTTGTCTCCGAAAAGTAGAATGCCCTGACCAGGAAGAGAAGTAACTGGGTTAATTCTATTCTGGTAGAGTTTATCTCTTTCAGATTTTGTTGGTGAATATGCTAGTTTAACAGCATTTCTAATTGCACCACGGTTCAAACCAGCAGGTGAGAACCAAGGTAAACCGTTAGCAGTAGTAGCGGCACATAATCCTGCAACGTCTCCGCAGACAGGAATGTAACGGTACTTATCAGCAAAGCGGTCATAAACATACTTCCAAGTGTTATCAAATACACCGAAGGAAGTAGATGCTAATGTAGAGTAGAAGTCAACTACATTATTTGTCTGTGTAGCAGAACTTGTTACTCCAACAACGTCTCCTCTATAAGGAGAAACAAAAGCAACACAGTCTTTACGACCTGCAGCAATTGTTAAGACGCTGGATGCAATACTTTGAGTGTTAGTCTTACTGCTAGTATCTCCTGGACCTGCAATAAGATAGTCGATCTGAACTGTTTCAGTGTCTGCAAACTCTTGAAGTCCTATGAGGATCTCTCCAGAAGTTGCACCTAAACTTTCAGCACCTTTCTGGAAGGTGTATGAAGTAGGAGCACCGAACAAGTCAAATGCAGTTGTGCTATCTGAACCAGCATTACTTGTACCAGCGATGTTACCACCAGTAGCTGCTTGGTTAGCACTTAGATCATATACTGCAGTTTCGTGAGAACCCCAGTAGATATATGCTGATTTCTCAAGCACTACTTGTGGGTAATAGTTAACTGCACCTTGTGAAGTCTTACCGTTGTTTGCTTTAGAAACATAAGTGAACTTCTCAAGAAGAGTATTAGGAGCACCACTGATTGCACCAGTTGCATCCCATACTGCAATGTGGAATTCATCATTAGAACCACCACGAGCAGCAACATAAGGAGAAGTGCCTGGGCGTGGAGCAATTGAATTCCAACTTAAACCTGTGAAGACAGTTTGATCATCATACCAACTACCAACTGTAGTAACGTTAAGGTCGGTAACACCGTTCTCAACAATGTCAGCAGTTGTCCATGTATCAGAAGTAAGAATGGAAACTTTATTTCCAGAACCATCCCATTCGTAGATGTAACCAGACTTGGTTCCAGCAGTATTCGCAATTGCAGTTCCGACGGTAGTAGTGGCTAGAGCACCGTCAAGAGTTAAAGTAACGTCTGCACCTTTATCAATAACTGCTACACGAATAGCATTTGCTTCTGCACCTACATCTCTTGCAGCCCACTTGAATGGGTTAGCAGCAGCACCAAAATATGTTGCTTCGTAGATATCCTTTGTTGCTATTGATAGTGTGTAAGGTGAAGTTACTGCATCGTCTGACGCACTTAACTGTCCACTTGTCGCACATCTAACTACGTCAAGTACACCACCGTATGATAAGAAACTAGCGGCTGTCCACCAAGTCTCAGCGTTTGCATCGGTGGGTTCACCGAATTGTTCGATTAGTTGAGATTCGTTTGATATGCGTACTGGTGTCAATACTGGTCCTTTCTGAAAAGCACCTGCGATTGCACCAACGTTAACTTCAACCGTCTCAATCGACCCGATAGTCAGATCCCTTTCCTGGATCTCAACTCCTGGTGATAAGAGCGTGCTAGCCATGCGTTTACTCCTGATGATAAATCAATTTTTGTCTAATATTATTTAGAAAAAGGCCCTTCTTCAGCGATACTCCCACATAAAATTCCTATCGCCATACTCATCTACCTTCCAATTATCTGGATCCTTATCATTCATATCGATGGTCCAAATGTTTCCTTCACTGTCTACTACCTGTTCATCTTCCAATCCATCCTGAATAAAACCAAATGGTGCCATGTCTTGCTCTATCTGGTTCTTTTGTTCTTCATATATTCTCTTACGGATATCCTGATCCGTCATTTCTTTAAAGTATTCCTGCTGTACCAACCATGCAAAGATAACTAAACACATCACTAAGTCATCATGGTGACCCTCATCTGCTTCAAATGATTGTTTATTCTGTATGAAGGTAGTGAGCTCAGCAACAATGTTGTAATCCTTAACAAGTAACTTATCATCTTCTATAAGAGTCTTTAAGTTAGAACATCCTTGTGCTTTAACTGTCTTAGACATCTTAACTCCCATCTGAGTTTTATTGCCTGAGAATCCAGTACCAACTACTTGACCTGCTCTACCACGCATTGCACACATTAAAACATTATCATATTCAATATCATAATGAAGCATAGATGCAACTGCTTCTCCAATATCATTAACTTCTATCAGAACATATGCTTTATTATAATTTGTAGCAACGTTGTAGATAACGTTGGGGAATAACATTGGTCGGATATCATGGTTTCTATATTTTGCTACTAAAGCCCACGGAGCCTTAGATATATCAATGACCACAAACGCACTATAGTCCTGAGCCAGACCACGAGATACGTCAACACAAATAATATAATCATGACCATCAATAGGACTTTCATAAACATCTAACCCTTGACTTGATTGTACAGGTTCATCATATATTAAATTTCTAAGTTTAGATGCAGCAATTAAAGTATCAACAGATCCCAAGAACTCACAGTCGAACTCTTGAGTGAACTGTCTTTCAGATGTATTGGCAATAGTAGTTTCTTTCCACTTGGCATCTCTGCCAGGCACTTTACTCCAATGAACTTCCGTCCATACATATCCATTTCTATTCTTCTGAGCATCAGTCCACAACTTATAGAAGTGGTTCATACCATATGGAGTTGATATAATTATTACTTTCGTTTTTGTACCAGAAGTAATAGTAGGGTAAACAGAACTAAAGAATGCTTCTGCGATATGATTTGGGACAAAGGCGAACTCGTCGAGGAAAATGATATTGAACGACATGCCTCGGACAGCACTTGCAGATGTAGAAGCTGCCAATATCTTTGATCCATTTTCCAACTC